GTCATTCATGTTCTACTGAGTATCACCGAACTATACGACAGATACGCAAAGAGAACAGCGTTCCCGAACTACACTGTTGTGATATATGTGGTAGAGATGAGGGTGACCTTAGGAATGATACTATGAACCCTAGGGGATCAGGTAAGATTATTAAGAAGTCACCTTGGCGTATAGACCATTGCCATAAGACGGATACGTTCCGGTCTTACCTGTGCCATAAATGTAATCTAGGCATAGGGTTCTTAGAGGATGACACAGACAGGCTTAGGAAGGCTATAGAGTACCTTGATAAGCATAACGGGTATACGGATTAAGCATCTACTACCTACTCTCAGTAGTTGATATAATGTAGTTACATTATACATATGGAGTAGATTAATGTTTAGATCGTTTATTAAAAGACTACAACGTCATCAGATGAGGCGTGTAGCCTACTGGCAGTTACATAATATGACTGACAAAGACTTGAAAGATATTGGAGTAACTCGCGGAGACATTCATAGATTGGCCTACGGTAATCTAGACTAGCTAGATACTATAGTATACCCCTTAGCCACAATTAATTATAGCATGATTATTGGGTTTGGTCAATTATAAACGTGCATTTAGTCTATAATTAAACTATTGCTTTCCCTATTGTTAAGTGGTACAATGTATGGGTGGGCGGCTATTGGAGTACCCATGTTAAATTTGTACTATATACGTGCAGCTATTCAACAGAAGACCGGACAGATACTAGAGTTTGAACGTATTCGTCAGTTACTTGTAGAAGAAAAGCTTATAACCAAAAAAGAGCTAGACGCTAATCCATTAGCCCATGAGTTTACAGGCTATGGTAGGTACTTCTTCTTTAGTGAAGAGAACTCTGTTGATGTACCCTTAAACCCCAAACGATTTTTACCCAATGTTATAGCAGAGGATTTTGATGATGAAGATGAATAAAGCTAAGTGTGGGGCATCTAATCCTGCTACACAGAAGTCTACCCCTAAGATGAATATGGGTGGTATGGCTATGAAGAAGCCTATGTCTGGCATGGGTGGTATGGCTAAGAATAAACCTATGATGAATATGGGTGGAACGGCTATGAAAAAAGCTAAGTACTAAATAGGATATGGCACAGTCCAAGTCTGAAAAAATAGCTTCTGGCAAGAAACGTCACGGCTTTACGTCAGTGAACAAGCCTAGGCGGGGTGGTCCTAAAAAGTTTGAAGTATTAGCGGTAGAAGGTGATAGCGTAAAGTATATTGCCTTTGGCGATCCTAATATGGAAATCCGAAAGGATAACCCTGCGGCTCGTAAGTCTTTCAGGGCTAGGCATAAATGTGATACCGCAACATCAAAATTGACCGCCCGATACTGGTCCTGCAGAAAGTGGTAATTGAATGTCTTTATATGAAAACATGAATAAAAAGAAAAAATCTGGCAAAAGTCGGACCAAGAAGGATTCCACAATAAGCCCTAAAGCTTATGCTGATATGAAAGCTGGGTTCCCTAATTCTAAGAAAAATAAAGCTAAGAAGAAATAGCCATGATAGATACTCCTAGAGAATATACGGATAAGCAAAAGGCTTTCTTAGAAGTCCTTATGAGTGAAACCTGTCGTGGTAACATTCGTGCTGCTATGACCCAAGCAGGGTACTCTGAGCAAACGTCTACTGCGTCTGTGGTGGAACCTTTGGCTAAAGAGATCAATGATCAAGCAGCTATGATGCTGGCTATGAACGCCCCTAAAGCAGCCTTTGCTATGCGGGATGTATTGGATGATCCTTCTGCTATGGGTGCGCGTAACTCTATTGCTGCGTCTGCCCAGATACTGGACCGTACTGGTCTGGTTAAGAAGGAGCAGGTTGAAGTAAATAATACAGGCGGTGCTATGTTTATTCTACCACCGAAATCGGAAGATTGAGCAAGTGGGTTGTAAAGCAAAGGCCTAACAAGACAGCTAAGATACCTTATGGTTATCGTGAGTCAGATGATAGCCCTCTAGTTTTAGTTGCAGATGAAGCCATTGCCCTGTTGGTTGAACAGGCCTTAGACTATCTAGAGGAAGGTAACTCCTCAAGGAAGACTGCTGAGTGGCTTACTAAACAGGCAGGCATGCCTATAAGCCATCAGGGTTTACTAGGTAAATGGAAAATACTTAGAGGCAAGGGTACAGAAAAACCATCTAAACGCTTGCGTCAACTTGAAAAAGATAATAAGAGTAAGAAACCTAAGACTAAAGCAGAGAAGACTATAGCGGCGGCTAAACAGAAACAGTCTACAGCTAAACGCAGCCTCACAGTTGCAAAGAAGAACTTAGCTAAGATTGCTCCTAAAGAAACGCTTGCAACCTCTGAGTTAGACTTTACGACTATTGAGACCCAGAAACAAAAGATAGAAGTAGTCTTCGCTCCCAATAAAGGGCCACAGACAGAGTTTCTAGCAGCCTCTGAAAGAGAAGTATTATATGGAGGAGCGGCTGGTGGAGGTAAATCATACGGTCTACTTGCTGATCCTATGCGCTACTTTAGCAATCCTAATTTTAACGGGCTTATTCTAAGACGATCAAACGATGAGCTAAGAGAGCTTATATGGAAAAGCCAAGAGTTATACCCCAAAGCATTCAAGGGTGCTAAGTGGGGGGAGAAGAAGTCTCAGTGGACGTTCCCTAGCGGAGCTAAGTTGTGGCTTACTTATCTAGAACGAGATCAAGACGTATTGCGCTATCAGGGACAGGCCTTCTCTTACATTGCCTTTGATGAATTGACGCAGTACCCTACGCCATTTGCTTGGAACTATCTCAGGAGTCGCTTGAGAACTACAGACCCTACACTGCCAATCTTTATGAGAGCAACTACTAACCCCGGTGGAAGTGGTCATGGATGGGTAAAACGCGCTTTTATTGATCCTGCGCCAGCAAATACTAAGTTTATAGCTAAGGATATAGAGAGTGGGGAAGATTTAGTATACCCTACAGGACATGACAAAGCTGGAGAACCTTTATTTTACAGACGTTTTATTCCCGCATCACTAGTAGACAATCCGTATCTTATGGATGGTGGTCAGTATGAAGCTAACTTGTTATCGCTTCCTGAAATGCAAAGGCGGCAATTACTTGACGGGGATTGGGCAGTCGCGGATGGAGCCGCGTTTTCAGAATTTAGAAGCAACATACACGTCATTAAGCCTTATGACATACCGACTGATTGGATTAGATTTAGGTCATGTGATTACGGGTACTCTAGTTTTTCTGCAGTCCATTGGTTTGCTATTGACCCTAGCTATGGGACGCTTATAAACTATAGAGAGTTATACCTTAGTAAACATACAGGTAGAGACTTATCTAAAGCCGTCAAAGAGGCTGAAGGTGGCGAAAGAATACAGTACGGGGTTCTAGACAGTTCTTGTTGGCACAACCGTGGGCAGATAGGCCCATCCATTGCAGAGGAAATGATCTCTGAAGGTACACGGTGGCGTCCTAGTGACAGAACTAATGGGGCCAGAGTAGCAGGCAAGAACAGACTTCACGAAGTCCTTAAGGTAGATGAATATACAGACATTCCCGGTATACAGTTCTTTGATACCTGTAGACAAATCATAGCAGACTTACCTATTATTCCATCCGATCCAAGAGGCTCTGATGATATCGACCCACGATACGCTACTGACCACGCCTATGATAGCGTAAGGTACGCAGTTATGAGCCGACCAAGAGCTTTTTCACCGTTTGACATGGGTAAAGGCATTCCACAACAGAGTTGGCGTCCTGCTGACCAAACATTTGGGTACTAAATATGGCATTAATGGACAAACCTTTCCCTGAAGACGCTTCTGATTCTGACCTTGCTGTCCCGTTGGACGAAACTGATGATGTAGAACTTGAAAATCAAGAGTATGCAGGCGCAGTTAGTTTTGTTACTAGCCAGTACAGGCGTTCTAAAGACCATAGGCTTTCAGATGAAGAGCGTTGGCTGGACTCTTATCGCAATTACCGTGGTTTGTACTCTACAGATGTGCAGTTTACCGATACAGAGAAGTCTAAAGCCTTTATTAAGGTAACTAAAACTAAAGTATTGGCTGCTTATGCTCAGGTTGTAGACGTTTTGTTTGCAGGTTCCAAATTTCCAATCGGCATTGAGGCTAGACAGTTTCCTAATAACGTAGTTGACTCCGTATCTTTTGACCCTTCAGCACTTACTACTAAAAAAGCCAAAGATGAGGCTAACGTAGACTATGAAGTGCCTTCTACTATGGCACGTCCTGATATAGCCAAAGACTTAGGTATATATCGCAAAGCATTAACTCCTATTGAAGACGATTTACAGCTTGGTGCAGGTAAACTTCCGGGTTCTATTACGTATGAGCCAGCTAAACGTGCCGCTCAGAAGATGGAAAAGATGATGCACGATCAGTTGGACGAAACTGATGCGCCAAAACACCTTAGGTCCGTTGCATTTGAATGTTGTCTGTTTGGTACTGGTGTATTTAAAGGGCCATTTGCTCAAGACAAGGAATATCCTCGCTGGACAGAAGATGGTGACTACGATCCTATCTTTGAAACTATTCCTAAGATGGAATATGTCTCTATGTGGGATTTCTACCCTGACCCAGATGCACGTAACATGTCAGAAGCTGAATTTACTATCCAACGTCACCGTTTAAACCGTACACAATTGCGTAATCTAAAGAAACGACCTCATTTCCGCGAGGAAAGCATAGAACTTGCAATAGAGCATGGTTCTAACTATACACGGGAGTACTGGGAAGACGCACTAGAAGATGATTCTATTAATTCAGACATGGATAGGTATGAAGTACTAGAATATTGGGGTATTTTAGACAAAGACTTGGCTGAAGAAGCTGATATAGATATCCCTAAAGAATTAGAAGATAAGGACGAAGTTCAGGTTAATATCTGGGTATGTAACGGTCAAATACTACGTTTGGTACTTAATCCGTTCACACCTAGCCGTATACCTTACCTTGCAGTACCTTATGAGCTAAACCCTTACTCATTCTTTGGTATTGGTGTAGCTGAAAACATGACAGACACGCAGCTTCTTATGAATGGCTTTATGCGTATGGCTGTTGACAATGCTGCCCTTAGTGGTAATCTCTTAATAGAAGTGGATGAGACTAACTTAGTACCGGGACAGGACATGACAGTATACCCCGGTAAAGTCTTCCGTAGGCAGAGTGGCGCACCCGGACAGGCTATCTTCTCTACTAAGTTTCAGAATGTAAGTCAAGAACTTTTAATGATGTTTGACAAATCTCGACAGCTTGCAGATGAAGCTACAGGCATTCCCTCATATACCCACGGCTCTGGCGCTGTAGGTGGAGTAGGGCGTACAGCTTCTGGCATGTCTATGTTAATGGGTGCTGCAGCGCAGAACATTAAAGCCGTGGTACGTAATATTGATGACTATCTTTTAGGCCCACTAGGAAAAAGTTTGTTCAGCTTTAATATGCAATTTAATTTTGACAAAGAATTTATCGGAGACTTAGACGTTAAAGCACGGGGAACTGAAAGCCTGATGCGAAACGAGGTACGCAGCCAACGTCTTCTGCAGTTTATGCAAATGACACAGAATGAACAGATGGCCCCTTTTGTTAAGTACGACTACATCCTTAGGGAACTAGCAAGCAGTATGGATTTAGACGAAGATAAAATTCTTAATGACCCTAGAGAGGCTGCTATTCAGCAGAAGATGATGGCTGAACTCAAGGCTCTCATGCCAGAACAGCCAGCACCACCTCCAGAAGGGGGTCCACAAGGACCACCATCAGTACAAGACCCTACGGGTAATGGGGGGGCTAATATAGCACCGGGACAGGCTCCTGAACCGGATGCCGCTGGCTTTACTGGTGGTGGCGGTGGAGACAACGGTGGGCAACCACCTCCGCAAGAAGCACCGCCTCAATGATAGGAAGTCTTACTAATCTGTTTCCTGTATCTATATACCAAGTAAAGGGTGGAATATCTGAAAAACTAAGGCAGGAGATGGTGAAGGACATAGACCTTTCTATAGAAGAGGCTGGTCCTACTAGGTCTACAGGTACTTGGACAGGGGATTGCAATGGGTATCATGCTATACATAACTCTGCCGTTTACAAACCTGTGTTTGACGTGTTCAGCATTGCAGTACGCGAGTATATTACTTCCTTAGGCTGTAACCCTGAGATGTATACTTATTACTATACTAGGTCTTGGGGGGTTCGTCAGACTGTAGGTAAAGAGCTACCGCCGCATACTCATGCTGTTTCGCATCTCAGTGGCGTGTACTATCCTAAGGCTCCTGAAGGCTCTGGAAATTTTGTAGTATCTAATCCAGACCCTGCTAACCAATTATTTACTGGGATGTACGAAGAAGAGTACTACGTTGATGGAACCCTAGACCCTACTAACCCTCTATGCGCTCAAGAGGCTTCTTTTAAAGTATCAGAAGACTTACTACTACTGTTTCCTAGCAAGACTATGCACAAAACTTTACCTAATACCTCAGAAGAAGCTAGGTACAGCATAACTACAGATATTCTTTTCATACTAAAAGATGCTTCAAAGAAAGAAGCTGGCATGAACCCAATACATGAGTGGAAAAAAGCATGATGGATAAACTTTTGTATCGAAGCTTGCTGCCTTTGGTAAATGATAAAGATATTTATACACTGCTAGTTGAGTACTCAGAGGCTAGAATTTCTACTCTTCTTCATCAGATGAGTACTGAATCAAATATGGATAAAGTTAAGTCTACTCAGGGAGCTATACGTGAGCTTCGCAAAATTAAAACCTTACGAGATGAAGTAATAGCAGGTGCTAAATAATGGTGGGCTGGTTAGAAAGTTTTGGTGATCTCTTTGAAAAAGATAAAAAAGATGATATAGAGGCTACAGAACAACCTTCTATCTTAGAAGCAACTACAGACTACATGGACGATACGGGTTCTATGGGTTTAGTAATGAACCCTCAGATACCTGCTATTGCTGGAGGTATAGGTGCAGCATACCAGTTTGGAAGAGACCTTCTAGGATACAACCCTAAAGCCCAAGTCAGGGCTGAAGAGGCTAGAAAAGATGATGAAGGTATTACACCTACTAAAAATTACATATATGATACAGCGGTAGAAGCTGGCGCTAGTCCCTACGTAGCACAGACAGCAGGATTTGCTGCAGAGGTTTTGCCGGGACTAGGCGAGTATATGGGCGGCGAAGAGACTGTTAACTTGCTACAAGAAGGCCGATACGGTGATGCAGCCCTTGCTGGAGTTGGTACAGTACTTGGTGTAGCTCCTTTTGCGGGAGACTACTTAAAAAGTGCGCTTAGAACTGCTAGAGGTGACCCTCCACCCCTAACGGGTGTTAAAGAAATGTTCTTAAACAGGAATATTGCTAAGGGGGCGAAGTACGATACTCCTTATGATCAAGCCGTAGCTATGGACCTTGCAGGTAAGAATAGAGATGAGATATGGAAAGAAACTGGCTGGGGTAAAATATTTGGCGAGTGGATGACTGAGACTGATGACAGTATTACTACTACTAAAGGTGTACAAGACGCTGGAACAGATTTAGCAGAAAGAACTTCTTATAGACCAGAAACTATAACTACAGAGAATGTAGTTACTAAAGCTGTTAATACCTACAAAGCTAAAAAAGAAATATCCCTAAGGTATAAAGAACTAGTTAGACTAGCTAAAGGGAAACCTATGACCCCTGAAGCTTTAACAGCAGAGCTTGAAAAACTACAGTTTAAAATGAACGATGAGTTAAATGCAGTTGTTATTCCGGTAACACCACAAACTATAGAAATTACTACTCCTGCTGGCCCCTCAGTATTACCTGACGTGCCTAATTTAAAAAGAAAAGGTCCATTACCTAACGTCTTAGGAAGATTAGACGAAGTAACAGACTTACTTCCAAACTCAACCCGTAAAGATAATCTGCCCCAAGGTACAATGACAGGGGCAACCGCTGGAGTAAGCGGAACTAGGGGCGGGGGCGTATATAAAAGAGAAATATTACCTACTATTTTTAATAAAGGGCGAAGAAGTAATGCTATATCAAGGTCTTACGATGACCTTGGAGGTAAAACTCTTTTTAGGCAGGACGATGAAGGTAAATTTACTAATGCTAGTGGCAAAGGCGATTATGATGTAGCAGAAATAATAAAAGAAAAAGTTGATGCTATAGATGCTAAAGTTGAACAAGAACTTTCGTTAATAGACAGTAAGAAAGATGCTGCTTATGCATTAGATGTAAATAGTGCTGAGTTTAAAAAATTAGAAATCGAATTTGACAGGCAATACAGAATAGTTAAAGAAAATGCAGAAACTCAAAAACAAAAACTATATAGGGCAGGAATAGAAGACAGGATTTGGGGTACTATGCTCCATGAAACTCAACACTGGCTAGACGATGTTTTTGGTTCAACCAGCGGAAAAGGTGCTACCAACAAAGATTCTTCACGATGGAAGTCTCTTAGGGCCGCTGCAAAAAAAGAATATGAAGCAACTAAAAAAGAAATAGTAGCTAAGTATGGTTCTTATGACAATGCTAAAATATCTAATGAAAATATAGATGCATTTTTAGAAGAGAAAATGGCATTAGAGTCTAGTGGCGCAGCACAAGCTATGTTAAAACCTAAAAAAGGTGCTAATGACGGGCGTCTTACTGACTTAGATTTATATTACTCTGAAGCGGGAGAGACTAAAGCTAGGTTAACAGACTCAAGACGAAGACTTACTGCAGAGCAACGCAGGGAAACTTCCCCGTGGCAGACCCTTTCTGAAATGCAAAAATATGAACCGCGTCAAAAGGTTCCTACGTCTGATGATGAAGTGTGGTCTCCTTCTAGATTTAACGACTATTGGCATGATTATGCAAAGAACCCTCCATTAGGCTTTAAGCCAAACTTTTGGAACCCTAACAAATCCTTCCCTTTAAAACCTTCATCAAGTGATAATGCAATGTCTGCACAAATGAACGAAGCTTTTGATACATCTCCTAGTTCAATGCCACAGACCCCTAGAGTTTCTACAAGCAAAAATACTATACTAGAAGATGCATCTACTAATGCACAAGAAGTATTAGGAATTACAGATGAAATGAAACAGACGTGGCGTTCTAATCGCCCTAAGAAAAAACAAGAACGAACTCCTCAATTGCAGGAGGGCGTAAATGCTATGCTTAATAATGAAATAACTTATAATGAATACTTAGAGCTTGCAGATACTTTTAGACCAATAAAACCTATTACTGAAGTTCCAGTTATTCCTACTACAACAGATATTGTTTCTTCTTTAAAGCCAGATCAAGTTAACAAAGGTATTATTGGTGTTACTAAAGAAATAGAAGAAGGTACTCGCGTTGCATCAAGATTAGATATAAGCGCATATGAAAACTTTGATACATGGGTAGTCTCTCTGCATGACGGAGTAGGTGACAGTTTAAGTGGAGCTTCCGTAGCTCATGGGCAAGTAGCAGTATTAACTAATGTTGATTTTAAAACTAATTCTAAAGCTGCAGCTAATATAGGTTCTGGAAAAGGTAAAGCTACTATTGCTAGAATTTTTGGTGACTATAACAAAGCAGACCCGCAAGCAGTATATGAAAGAGCATTAGAACTTATTAATGATACCAGTGGGGAATGGGTACAAGTAGGAATGAATCCCTTCAGGCATTCGTTCTTTTATGATAAAGCAGACGGAATGCCTGTAACAAGTGCTACAGAAGTTATTCAAATAGGCCCATTAGTTTTAGCTAAAAATGTAAAGAAAGTAACTAGAGATGATCCTATGTTTAGCATAAATCCAAAAGACCTTAATGACCCTAAAAAATATTATAAAGGTGGGTTAGTTAGCCCTCTAGGAGAATACTAATGGACCCTATTACAAAACATCACTACGAAAATATTGCTAATGGAACTGCAGTAGAGAATGAAGATGGTACTCTGTCTACCGTAAAAACAATCATTGTAGAGATTGATGGCATGGAAGTATTGATCCCTACTGTTTGGAATGGTGAGATAGTAGACAATGAAACAGCAATAGAAAATGCTATGAATAGCGGCATTCAGTGGCCTAGTGATGAAGCCACAGAAGAAGGTAGGTCTAGGTTACAATCCTTAGATGATCAGGCACACTTGGAAATGAACAGAGATACCACTCCTGAAGAAGCTAGAAGTATGTTATCCCCTACATCAGAGGATATGGAATTTGGTCTTGGTGGATTCGCAACAACTAACAAAGGCATTACCACACCGGAAGGATTAGAAATGGCTAAGAATAAATTTCAATTGGACGAATCAGAAGCAGATACAAATAATGATGAAGAGTTAAGCACCCGCGAAAGAGAAGTAGGTAAAGCTGTTCAGAAAAATGTTGACACCGAAATTACAGAAGATGACGCAGTACGAGCGTATCACGGTGGTATGGCCTTAGGCGGCGATATTATGGAAGGTCTTATGGGCTACGATGAAGTATCTGGTAATCCAATTCCAATTGGGTCTTCTGCTGAAAACGTAAGGGATGACATTGACGCTAAGATTAGTACGGATGAGTACGTCCTGCCAGCTAATGTTGTAAAATGGCATGGACTAAAACATATTCAAGATATGCAAGCTGAAGCAGAAATGGGTCTTATGTCAATGAACATGGAAGGCCTTATTCAGCAAGTAGATGAAGAGCCAGAACCTGAAGAGGATGAGGCAGAAGATATTGACGTAGAAGGCGTTGATGTAGAGGTCGCTGCTGTAGAAGTAGATGACCATTTAGAGGGTGGCAAGGATGAGAAATCTTATCCTAAGACATCAAAATTGCCTAGTGTGCGCCAAAAGAAAACAGTCGCATACATGGTTTAACTTGGATACCCAGTATAACTGGACCCATATGAGGTACTTATGAGTAAATATAGACGCGAACAAGATGAAGATAACCAACTTTCTTATGCTGAAGAAATGGAACAAAGTTCCGCTGGACCAGTACTAGATGCTGAAGAAGAATCCTATAAAAAACGCTATCAGGATATTCAACGTCATATTCAGACTGTACGTACACAAAAAGATAAAGAGCTTGAGGACGTAAAGAAGCAGCTTGATGCCGCTACTAAAAAACAAATCAAGTTTCCTAAGACAGATGCTGAAGTAGAAGCATGGTCTGCTCGTTACCCAGACGTTGCAAAAATTGTTGATACCATTGCTCGTAAACGGGCTAACGAAGTGTTGGCAGAAGGAGAGAAACGTCTAGAGCAAGTAGAGAAGTTTGAGAAGAGCCTTAATAAAAAAGGTGCTGAACAAACCCTCATGCAATTACATCCAGACTTTGCTCAAATTCGTAGTGACCCTGCATTCCATGAATGGGTTGCTCTACAACCTTCAGCTTTACAGGACAGTGTGTATAAGAACAATACAGACGCTACGTGGGCCTCTCGTACCATTGACTTATATAAGTCTGATAAAGGTAAGAAGGGCAACACACGGGGCGCTGCACAGGCCGTAGGACGTACCTCTAAGTCTGCACCGTCTACTAATAACAGGTCTACTTTCTCAGAGAGTTTTGTATCTAAAATGTCGGCACATGAGTTTGCTCAAAACGAAGAGGCTATTAACGAGTCGATCCGTTCAGGTAAGTTTGCTTACGATGTATCAGGCGCTGCAAGATAATTTTATAAAAAGTGATACAGCTACTTGACTACTTTGACATTTAGCTGTATCCTAAGGATGTTCCCTTCAGGGGACATCTATAGTAATTAACTATTGCAGTACGTATCTTATCATGGTATAATGATCCTATTGATACATTTAAATCAACGAACAATATCGTAGGACACTTCTAGTTAGTAGAAGTATACCCAATGACACCCCCCAGATAATACTAAAACCAAAGTTTACCGGACCACTGAGACCCCTTCTCAGTATAGCAGTTTGACGTATCAGAGTATGATACACTTAAGATGATTGTAATACATTAGGCTACTCTTAATTGGACTGACACTATAGTTTTAATTGTCTGATCTAGCTGTCTCTAAAGGACGTTCCTATAGAGATTAAATAATCATGCTGTTTCATTCAGGAGAAATCATAATGGCATTTCAATCCGCATCAGGGCATAATAATCTGCCCAACGGTAACTTCTCAAGTATCATTTATAGCAAAAAAGTTCAGCTTGGCTTTCGCAAGGCTACAGTTGTAGGTGATATTTCTAATTCGGATTATTTTGGTGAAATTTCTAGCCAAGGCGATACCGTAAAAATTATAAAAGAGCCAGAGATCAGTGTACAGGCTTATGCCCGTGGCACGACCATCAATCCTCAAGATTTGGACGATGAAGACTATTCTTTGGTTGTAGACAAAGCTAACTATTTTGCTTTCAAGATCGATGATATTGAGGAGGCCCACAGCCACGTCAATTTTATGCAATTAGCAGTTGATCGTGCAGCATATCGTTTAGCTGACCAGTTTGACCAAGATGTATTAGGTTATCTGTCTGGTTATAAGCAGGCTGCTATTCATAGTCAAGCTAATGCTTTAAATGATACGGCCCGTGGTACTAAGGCTGTAACAACCGCTGGATCGAATGAACTTTTAGCATCTATGCAGCTTAACAAGGGAAATTTTGGGAATATTACTACCAGTTCTGCTGGTAATCATTCTATCCCATTAGCAGCACGTCTTCCGGGCGCTACTGCACTTCCAACAGCTACAGCATCACCAGCAATGGTTGTTGCGCGTATGAAACGTCTGATGGATCAACAGCAGGTTGATACCCAAGGACGTTGGCTTTGTGTGGACCCAGTATTTATGGAACTCCTCGCAGACGAAGATTCTAGATTTATGAATGCCGACTTTGGCGAATCTGGTGGTCTCCGTAACGGTCTGGTTCTTAAGAACTTCCACGGCTTCCGTATGTATTCAAGCAGCAATTTGCCTGCAGTTGGTACTGGACCCGGAACAAGTGGTACTGCTAACCAGCTTGCTAACTTTGGTGTTATTGTTGCTGGACATGATTCTGCTATCGCAACTGCGGAGCAAATCAATAAAACCGAAACGTATCGCGATCCAGATTCATTCGCAGATATCGTCCGGGGGATGCAGGTATATGGTTCAAAAATTCTTCGACCAGAAGCCATTGTAACTGCTAAATATAACGCTGCGTAAGGGAGAAACAAAACATGGCACTTGGTGATAACACTCTAGCCGCCGCACGGGGTTCATCCTCACGCGGTCGGCGTCCATACTTAGTCCAAAATACAGTGGACTTTGCAACAGCATTGGTTGATAAAGGTTCTGCACTTGCAGCTAACGATGTCATCCCTTGTATTTCGGTTCCATCAGGAACACTCATTTTAAACGCAGGTATTCAGGTGGACACGGCTACTTCTGGTGGCACTACTACTCTTGATTTAGGTACAGGCGTTGACGTTGATTGTTTTGTCGATGGCTTTGATGCTGACGATGGCACAGCGGCTGGCACATATGCTCAGAACGCTGCTGCTTATCAACCGCTTCTAGCTGTTGCTGATGACACTATCGACATTCTGTTAGCTACGCAATCAGGTACTGCC